AGACGAGATCGTTGCAACAGCAGTTTATGGTGTAGGTGAATTAAACGACACTAATGGTTGTGAGTTAGAGTCTGACTCTTCAATCCAATAATATTGGATACTTTGTGAGGGTGGGAAACTACCCTCACATTTAACAAGGAGAAATTATGGATATTAAATTAACAAATGGCAGAAAAATAATAACAAAAGAAAAAAAATATTACGAAGCTAACATTAATCATTTTGAGAGAAATGGTTTCTTTCCTGTTGGTCAAGAAAAAAAACAAACAAAAAAAACTGTTGAAAAGACTGATAAAGTAGTACAGTTAAAACCAAAGAAGAAAAAAAATGTTAAAAAAACTAAAAAGAAAAATTAAGAAATTTATAGATTGGTTCATAGGTAAGTGTAATGGCTAATTTTACAGGATTAAATGTAGTTGATGCTGGAGAGATTTCTAAGTATCAACCAGATGCATTTAACTTTGGAATAGGATCAGGAGATAGTAAAGTAACACACTATCTTTCAGAAACTAATTCAGACATACTTAGAAACCTTAGAGCAGAGTGGTGGCCTACTTATAAGACTAATGTATTCACAGATATTACAGTTTTAAATACTGCTGAAATGGAGAATACAAGAGTAAATTTAGATCAGTTTAAAAGAGCTGGTGTATATTTATTTTTAGGAAGATTCTTTTTACCAGCATTAACAAAATTTAGACCAGAAGCAGATAAAGATAGATTTGAAAGAATGGCTGAATATTATATGGCAGAATACAATAAGGAATGGCGGATGATCTTAGAAGATGGAGTAGAATATGATGCTGATGAAGGCGGTACTATTACTAAATCTGAAAGAGAACCTTTGCACGGCTTTAGAAGATTAACAAGATAATGATTGGTATAGATATAAAACCAGTAAAGCTAAAAGCGTTTCAAACGAGATACATAAAATTTATACATAAGTTTCCAGCAATAATAAAAAAAGGTTTAGATCAATCTGCAGAACAACTAAAAACAATAATTCTTTTAAGAACACAAGGAGGTAAAGATTTTAGAAATAGAAGATTTACTCAATACTCTGATGCTTACTCAGAACTTAAAGGTAAAACTAAAGTAGACTTAGAAGATACAAATAAAATGTTACAAAGTATTGAATCAAGAGTACTTAATAGAAATAGATCAGTTGTTAGATTTAGAAATCCAAGAGAAGCAACTAAAGCAATGTTTCATCAAATAGGAGCTGGTAATCTACCAGTAAGAAGATTTTTTGACTTTTCTAAAAAGACTGAAAAGGTTATACAAAAACAGTTTGAACACTTTATTAAAAAAGAAATGAAAAAGTTTAACGTATGAGCAAAAGAGAAGACATCGCAAATAATCTTGTTTCAACAATATCAGGTATATCTAGCCCTGAAATAAAAAAAGTTACTAGACAACCATTTGAACTTGATGAGTTAGCTCAACAACAATATCCAGCAGTATTAGTTCAAACGATTGAAGAAACAAAAGAAGATCAAGAGTTAGGTTCAGGTGCAAAAACAAGAATATGTACTTTAGAGTTTGGCATAAGTGGTTTCGTAAAAGGTAGTGAATCTAATATAGATACTGCAAGAAATGAATTAATGACCGCTATCGAAACAGAACTAGAATCAGATATAACTAGAAATAATAAAGCACTAGACACAGAGATAATATCTGTTGAAACTGATGCTGGTAGTTTGTTTCCGTACGGAGCAATATTGATGACAGTTAGAGTTATATACGAACATCAATCAGCAACACCATAATGAAAAATAAACAGACAATAGAAAAAAAGATAACTAAGATTGAGTTGTTAATAGACAAAGTGTCAACATTATGTCTAGAGGTAAAAGATTTAATTAATGACGATTATATTGAAAAAGATGGGGAAATAGAAGAGGATTTTTTAGAAGATGATCTTGACGAAGATGAAGAAAACGAATAAAAGGTATTATGGCTAAAGACATTAAATTATATAAAGACGGTAATGAGATAACTATCAACGAAACTCAACTTGAAAATTTTATAGATTTAGGTTGGAAGCAAGAACAAGACAAACAATCAACAAGTAAAAAGGAAACTAAAAAATGGCAACACATCACGGAAAAGAAGGAGTCGTAACTGCTGGTGGATCTGGTGTAGGCGAACTTACTGGTTTTACACTTGAAACTACTGCAGACGTTGTAGAAGATACTGCTTTGACAGATGCGGCTAAATCATTCATAGCTGGAAGAACATCATTCAGTGGCTCTTTAGAAATGAGCTATGATGAAACTGATTCTCCTCAACAAACTTTAACAGTAGGAAGTTCTATATCTTTTGTTTTATTACCAGAGGGTAATTCTTCTGGAGATGAAAGTTTTACAGGAACAGGAATTGTTACAGGAATGTCAGTTAATAATGCTATGGACGCAGTAATTACTAGATCAGTTACTTTTCAAGGTACAGGAGCATTAACAAGAGGTACTGTCTAATAATACTCTATGAAATTTATAGATAGAGCAAAAGCACATTTTGAATCTCTTGGCGTACAACAAATTGAAGTTGAAGAGTGGGTTGATGAAGATGGTAAACCTAGTATCATTTATTGGAATCCTATAACCTTATCTGAAAAGAATAAACTTTTCAAAAAGTCAGATAATATGACAGATGTTAGTATACTAGCAGATGTTGTCATTATGAAAGCGTTAGACAAAGACGGTAAAAAGTTATTTACCTTAGAAGATAAATTACCATTAATGCATAAAGTAGATTCCGACGTCCTCTCGAAGATTGCAACCGCAATGGTGCAAGTTCCTTCTCCAGAGGATGTAAAAAAAAACTAAAATCTGATCCTTCATTAAAAAATTGTATTATTCTCGCTGATAGGTTAAAAATATCTATTAAAGATGTTTTACAAATGGAAGAATGGGAATATAACCATTGGTTAGGATATCTTATATTAGAAAAAGAAGAACACGATGAAGCTATGAATAAAGCGAGACACAGATAATGGCAACCAATAATATTGTATTAAATATATTAGCAAAAGACAAAACTAAACAAGCGTTTGGTGCAGTTCAAAGAGGATTAGGTAATTTAAGAAGATCAATATTTTCTGTGCAGTCTGCATTACTAACTATAGGTGGTGGTTTAATAGCAAGATCATTTATTAACGTTGGTAGAGAAGTAGAACAATTAAGATTAAGATTTTTCTTTTTATTTGGTTCAGTAAACGAAGGTCGTAAAGCGTTTGATACTTTAGTTGAGTTTGCTGGTAAAGTACCTTTTACTTTACAAGAAATAGCACAAGCATCTGGTAACTTAGCAGTAGTTTCGAAAGACGCAGAAGCATTAGGTAAAAATTTAGAACTCGTAGGTAATATTGCGGCAGTAACAGGAATAGACTTTAGAACTGCGGCAGAACAAGTTCAAAGATCATTATCTGCTGGTTTAGCTTCCGCAGAAATATTTAGAGAAAGAGGTGTAAGAGCAATGCTTGGTTTTAAATCAGGTGTTACTTTAACTGCTGAACAATCTGCAGAAGCATTAGAAAAAGTTTTCGGTCAGGGTGGAAGGTTCGGTAAAGCCGCAGAAGTATTAGGTACTACGTTCGATGGTACACTATCAATGATCGGAGATAAAATATTTAAGTTTCAATTACAAACTAATGAAGCTGGTTTTTTCGATTTCTTAAAAGGTGGACTAATAACTATAAATAAACTTGTAGAAGAAAACCAAGCAGTACTACAAAGATTTGCTGGAGATTTAGCAAAAGGTCTAATTAGTTTTATTGAAGAAGCTATCGTAGGTTTTGTTAAAACTGTTAGTGCAATTAAAGTAGTATTTAAAACTATCGCTTCAGGTATAGCTGGTATAATAGACATCATAAATTTTTTACCCCCTGTTGTAAGAGAGTTAGGTATAATAGGATTTTTAGCATTAGGTACAAGAGGTAGATTATTAGTTTTCACTCTTGGTTTAGTTATTAATCAAATAGGAAAACTTTTAAAAAAATTAGGTATAGATATTGATTTAGGATTTAATAAAGGTCTTGAAGAGTCTGGAAAAAAGATAGAAGGTATTAGAGGTGTTTTTGAAAGAGTAAGAGAAGAGATAGAACTTAACACTATCGAAGTAAGTAAAATGCAAAAGGAGGTCGAAAAGGCCAACTTAGAGGCAGAAAAGTTAAAAAGAAATATTTCTCCTTTTAGAAAAGAACTAGAAAAGCTAAATGAAGATTCATTAAAAAAACTAACAAGTTTATCAAAACAAGCATTTGAAATATTTGAATTAGGAGTAAAAGGTATATCAAAAGGTATTGCAGAAAGTATTGTGTTAGGTAAAGATTTTGGTAGCACATTAAAAAATATAGCAGATACAATATTAGTAAAAATTATTTCAGCAATGGTAGAGATAGCATTAAAAATAGCTTTACAGATAGCTTTAGAAAATACAACCATAGTTGCTCTACTTGCAAAATTAGGTATTGAAAAACAAATTACTGCAGAAAAAGAAAAACAAAATAAAAATCAAAAAGAACAAAATAAAAGACAAGGTTTTGCTATGTTAATGTCTGGAAATCCTTTAGGGTTTTTAGGGTTTATGGCAAAAGGTGGTGCAGTATCAAAAGGACAACCAACAGTAGTTGGAGAACAAGGTGCAGAATTATTTATTCCAAATAGTTCAGGACAGATTACACAATCGGCTAGAGGTTTGGGTGGAGGTAGTGTTAATGTTAACTTTACTATCAACACAATAGATTCAAGAGGTTTTGATGAAGCTCTAGTAGAAAATAGAGGAACTATCACATCAATTATTAATAATGCTTTAGCTGAAAAAGGTAGAGGAGAAATAGTATAATGTCAGGTGCTTTTCCTATATCTAATGCTAAATTTGAAACTATGGGTATTCAATCTATTCAGAATACTATTATATCTAAATCTTTATCTGGTAAAAAACTTTCAAGACAAATAAATAACCAAAGATTTGGATTTACAGCAAGAATAATAACAGGAAAAAGATCAGATGTTTATGGAGAGCTTATGGCCTTTATAATGAAACAAAGATCAGGAAAAGAAAATTTTACAATTATTCCACCAGAGATAGAAGATGCAAGAGGCAACGAAACAGGAACAGTTTTAGTAAATGGAGTACACGCAGTAGGAGATACTACTATTGCTATGGACGCTTTTGCTAGTGATAGTGCTGGAAGATTCAAAGCTGGTGATTATATAAAATTTGCCTCGCACTCTAAAATATATATGGTGGTTGAAGATGTAACGAGTTCTTCTAATGCGGCAACAGTAACAATAGAGCCTCCTTTAATTACTGCACTTGCAGATAACTCAGTTGTAACTTATGACAATGTTCCTTTCACAGTTCATTTAACAAATGATATTCAAGAGTTTGGTGCAGTTGGGGCAGATAAAGATGGAAATTTATTATATAAATTTGAATTGGATGTAGAAGAAGCAATATAATGACTAAATATTTAGTCAAACATTGGATTAATGTTGATGTTATTGCTGAAAAAATTATCGATGAAAGCGAGATTAACATTACAACAAATGATCTAGGAAAATATAAAACTCCTGATGGAACTTTCAGTTATGTTATGATAAAAAATAGTGAGAAAATAAATAGAACAACTTACGAGAAATATGACGAGAACATTAACAACGGCAGTCAAAAACGAACTAGCGACGAATGAAATCAGACCAGTACATTTAATTACTATTGGTTTTGGAACACCAGTCAATATTACAGACAATGGTTTTAGTCTTACTTCATCAATATCAGGATCAAGTGTAACTTACACACCTTCATCTTTTTTAGTTTCTATACCATCATTCACAGAACAAACAGATGTAACAAAAACAAGTTTAACATTAGCTTTATCTGGTGCAGACCAAACATTTATATCAACTTGCTTAAACGAAAATATTGTTAATGATAGCGTAGATATATTTAGAGCTTTTTTAGATACTTCTAGTGCAATAATAGCAGACCCAATATTATTATATTCTGGTAACATAGAAACATTTCAAATAGACGAAACTGAAACTGAATCATCAGTCATTTTAACAATAGTTTCACATTGGGCAGATTTTGATAAAAGATCTGGTAGAAATACAAATAATAATTCACAACAAAGATTTTTTAGTACAGACGTTGGTTTTGATTTTTCTAGTCAAACAGTATTAGATTTAAAATGGGGTAGAAAATAATGGGTTTTAGTATCAGAAAAGTATTTAAATCTGTAACAAAAGTTTTTCGAGCAGTTAAAGCTAGTAGTTTTTTAAAAAATATAAATCCTTTTGTAGCTTTAGGCGTATTCGTAGTAGGTTGGTTATTTATAAGATCAATGAGAAATCCTGACGTTCCAGATTTTGGTACTAATGATTTTGAAGAAACTGAAAGAGGAATATTATTAAACAAACAATCTAATAATGCCGCAATACCAGTAGTTTATGGAGAAAGACTGATTGGAGGCACAAGGATATTTATATCTACCTCAGGTAGTGATAACGAGTTTTTATATGTAGCTTTAGTATTATGTGAAGGCGAAATAAATTCAATAGAAGAAATAAGAGTTGATGATAAAATAGTAACATTTAGTGGTGCTTTAACAGACAATACACAAAGAACAGTCGCAAGTTCAGATAGCAATTTTTTTAAAGATGGAGTTTCATACATCACTGTCGAACCACATTTAGGAACAGACGGACAAAGTGCTTCAAGTTTATTATCTACATTATCTAGCTGGGGTACAAATCATAAATTATCAGGAGTAGCTTATCTAGCTCTTAAGTTCAAATGGAATCAAGATATATTTGGTGGTATACCTATTGTTCAAGCTAAAGTTAAAGGAAAAAAAATTGTAACACTCGCTTCAGACCTATCAGAACAAACTGCTTCTTTTTCAGCAAATCCAGCATTTTGTCTTTTAGATTATTTACGAAACGAACGATATGGTAAAGGTATTGCAACTGCTAATATAAATTTACAAAGTTTTAGAGACGCTTCCGTAATTTGTGATACACAAGTAACACCATTCTCAGGCGGTAGTGATATTAATCTATTTGATTGTAATGCAGTTTTAGATACATCAAAAAAAGTTATTGATAATGTAAGAGAATTACTAAGAGGATGTAGAGGATATTTACCTTATGTTCAAGGAAAATACAAAATAGTTATAGAAACTACTGGTACGGCTTCTGTATCTTTAGATGAAGATGATATTATTGGTGGTTACTCTTTAGTGTCTCCAACAAAAAATACAAAATATAATAGAGTTATTGCAACATTTATAAATCCAGATCGTAACTTTCAAGCAGATCAAATAACTTTTCCTCCAACAGATGATAGCAGTTTAGCAACTGCAGATAAACACGCAACAATGAAAAATGTTGATGGAGGCTTTCTTCTAGAAGGAAAATTTGACTTTAAGACACTTACCAGTCCGTATCAGGCAGAAGAGATGGCTGAAATTATTTTAAGACGTAGTAGAGAATCTTTAGGCCTTTCAATAATTACAGGATTCAATTCTTACCAATTACATATTGGAGATATAGTTAATATTAGTTTAGTATCTTTAGGATTTACAAATAAAGCGTTCAGAGTAATTGAAATGACTTTTAATGAAGATTACACAATCACTTTACAACTTGTTGAACACCAAGATAGTCATTATACTTTTGCAACAAAAGGAGAAGTTTCATCAACTCCTTCTACAAGTTTACCTAATCCTTTTGTTATACAACCACCAGCCTCAGTTACATTAACAGATGAAATGATTGAATATGCAGATGGTATTACAATAACAAGATTAAATATAGCAATAGGAGCTAGTCCAGATTCTTTTGTTTCTAATTATCAAGTAGAAGCAAAATTAAGTACTGAATCAGATTTTAAAATAATTTCTGTTGGAACACAGCTTAATCACGAATTTTTAAATGTAATTGATGGTGCTTCATATAACGTGAGGGTAAAAGCAATAAATAGTTTTGGGGTAAATTCTACGTTTACCTCAGCAACACATTTAGTAGTTGGTGCAACTGATACTCCTTCAGATGTAACAGATTTATCAGTAAGTTTAGTAGGTTCTAATCAGATGGAGTTATCTTGGACTCCTGTAACAGATTTAGATATTTCTTGGTATGAAGTTAGGTTTCAAAATGTTACAAGTGG